CCGCCTTGCTTAGGCGCTGGACATGTTGCCTTCTTAGGGTTGGTTGTGACAGTGCTTGTCCACTTCCAAAACTTGCCCGCGGGCCCGTCTACATTGGTTCCTGATAATCTAATAATTAAATTTTTTGGAACTCTATTAACTGGAATATGTTTTAAGTACTGAGCTTCTTTGGTTGGCATCCAATGTTTAACGCCTGGCGTTAACTTACAAACTTTAAAAATTTTTAATAAATGTTTAATGCTTTTAATATCTCCCGCATCGTGCCATCGGAATTCTTTAGTTTTAAAAAGTCTAATTTGTGAAGCCATCATATAGACCCACTTCGGACGGTCAACGGCCTTGAACCGTTTATATTGCGCCTCCTTAACTGTTTTATACATTGCATAAAAACCTTTTTTAGCATAGCAATCATAGCAAACTGTGCCTTTTATTTTTGAAAGTTTGCCGCCCGTTTGGCATTCCCACGCGGGCAAGCCGTAAGAATAACCAGGCATCTTTGAAGGTTTACTAAATGAGCCAGTATATTCTTTTAATTCTTTTTTATTCATGAGTTAGTTTTAACAGATCCATGAGCCGTGAATATTGGCCAAATTGACGCAGGCAGAGGAGAGCTTGTGGGCGGGTCCCACCCATAAAAAAAGAAATTTTAAAAAAGGCTTAGCCTGTTGCCTTGGGTGCCAACCGTTCCCCAATATTTTAACTGTTGAATTGACAACAGGTTCCATGCCCGGGCGCATTGCCCGATCGGTATCCCGATCCCAGGGCGCATAGCAGAGGTTGTGCCAATGCTTAACAACATTACCGCGGTGGTGCATTACTATGCGACCAGGGATCGGGGTCACTGATTACTACAACAGTCCGAAATGGATACGTTCATCAGTGACCTTGAAAACAAATTACCATAATCAATTTTTAGATCAACGCGCATAATGTCGCAGGTAAAATCTACATGTTGTGTCAATATGACAAAGTGTCGCAGGGTAGAGCTTGTGGGCGGGGCCCACCCTAAAAAAAAGAAATAAAAAAATGGCGGATGGGCCGTTAGCCACTCTCCGCCATTCTCGATAAGATTACAATGCTTACCGCATTAACAACCTAGTATTTAAGTCCAGAAGTTATGGACTCACAGTATTTTAGCTGTCACTCTCGCGACAACAGGATTGCTGTATCACCTTTGATCATTCCACCGGATAGTACCACCATGACAGGCATCTCGTACTTTTTGCCTTACTGGAATCCGGCTCCCTGATCCCAGGTCCATCCATCAAAGCTTGGTAACCTTTAGCGTGCCTTGGTGGTTAGCCTCTCCGTAGACACAAGATGGACCAGGGATCAGGCCAGGGCCCTTGCGGGCCCTGGTCAAATTTTATCTTCTCACTGAAGCACTCTTCAGTAATTTTTCAACACTTAAGATATCATCATAGTTAAACCCAAGTAAAGGCATACCATGATCTCTCTTTTGTCTTAACCAAACTAAAGCTAGAGCCGTAAGACCTCTATTCATTTCTTGAATTTTTTCTTTACGACCTAAACCTTTAGCTTTTCTAGCTAAGATCTTTATTATTTTTCTAACTTTATTCATAATCCCACATTATCCTATAACTATGGCAAGAATAAGGCAACACCTGGATAAAGTTGTCGCAAGGCAGAGAAGAGCATGTGGGCGGGGCCCACCCCAATAAAAAAACAAAAACTGCGACAATTTGTCAAATGGTAATGCGAACACATGTGTTTTAAAACACTAGTGTATTTAACAAATGGAGGAAATACATTATGGCACAATCAATGACGAAGTATCAGTTAGATCACTTCAAAGAAAAAGTAAGAAGACAGTTTGATCCGTTAATTGACGATCAAGAGCTGTTAGTAAAACAATACAAAACAAAAGCAACAGATGTTGCTGTTGAAAAGCTATCTAAAAAAATTGGTGCTGATAAAATCATCAATAAATTTAGACAAGCTGAAAAAATGTTAGCTGAAGCTAGAGCAACAGCTATAACTTTCTTTGAAAAGAAAAAACCTAAAGACGCTGAACTTGATTATACTTTTAGAAGAAAGAGAGATAGTTATAGTGATAGTGAGTTGTCTTTATCAGATTGTGAAGACCAATTAAGAAGTTGGGCTAAAAATCAAGCTGAAAAAGAAATAGAGAGAAGACCAGAGGGTGCAAGGTTAAGACAGTTAAAAGAGTTAAAACAAAAAGCTCTTGATACTGTTATGGAAAGTGGCACACCAGATACTCTAGCTATTTCTTTAAATGAAGTAAGTAAGAAAATAGGGTTAAGTTGGAATACTGATTTAACAGCTTTACCTAATATAAAAAACGAAAACTAACACTTGACAATGGTTATGGGATAATGTAATTATTATCCCATAACAGAAAGGAATAAAATGACAGATGATAACAACATAAACGACAGATCAATTAACCCATTAATCAGAATAGCGAATACGCTAGATGAGATATTGAGGTTAGTTAAAAAAGATATGGAAGATAGTAAAGCTCGTATTACTGAACAATGGGACAAAGAGCTTGATAAAAAAGAAGTAGTTAAGAGTGATGAAAACTTTAACTATAGTCAATTAGAACTACCATTTCCAGAGGTTGAATAATGGGTGTTGCTGTTGATTTAAAAAAGCAAGAGTTTATTGGACAGGGCTTCTCTAAAAAAGAAGCCTTGACCAAGGCACACGAGTGGTGCCGACAAACGAACACTTGTCGTGGGTGTAGTCAAGCCGTGAAGCCTGGTGAGTGGTCTAAATCTTTTAAAGGTGAAGGCTACTGTATAGGTTGCATGGGCTAGTCAATATGTCATAACGTCGCACCCACTAGATATAGTAGGTGCGACAAAGTGTCGCAGGGAGAGAAGAGCATGTGGGCGGGTCCCACCCAGAGCGCTTCGCGCTTTGATAGAGGTACCAGACCAATCTAGGAATTTGTTTTTTTAAAAGAGGGGGGAGGGAGGTAAAACAAATATAGGGATCCTAAACATACACTATAGTCTTGGATTTAGATAGAGAATGGTGTACAATACTTTTTCATCTGGACAAATTCAAATATACCTTTTTTCAAATAGGGGGGAGGGGTAAAAAAATTGTTTAGGTACCATAATTAATATTATGCTTAGTTTAGAAAAAATAAATCAAATAGCTGATCCGAAAGTTAGAAGACAATTAAAATTAGATATATTAACTAAAATAAAAAAATCTACACAACAAAAATATAGAACTGATTTTTTATCTTTTGTAAAATACACTTGGCCTGAATTTGTTGAAGGTAATCATCATACAAAAATAGCTGATGCATTTAATAGAATTAGAACTGGTGAATGTAAAAGATTAATTATTAATATGCCACCAAGGCATACTAAATCTGAATTTGCATCTTATTTTTTACCAGCTTGGATGATTGGTAACAGACCAAATTTAAAAATTATTCAAGCAACTCACACAGCAGAACTTGCAATTCGTTTTGGTAGAAAAGCTAAAACATTAATTGACTCAGAAGAATACCAAGATTTATTTACAACAAGATTAAGAGAAGATTCAAAAGCAGCTGGACGTTGGGAAACAAATGGTGGTGGAGAATATTTTGCAGTTGGTGTATCAGGTGCTGTAACAGGTCGTGGTGCTGACTTATTAATTATTGACGATCCACATTCAGAGCAAGATGTTAATTCTCAAACTGCATTTGATAATGCATATGAATGGTATACATCAGGACCTAGACAACGTATGCAACCTGGTGGAGCAATTGTAATTGTTATGACTAGATGGTCTACAAAAGATTTAACAGCACAACTTGTTAATGCTGGAGCTAAAGAAGCAAAAGCAGATCAATGGGAAGTTATAGAATTTCCTGCAATCCTTCCAAATGGAAAACCTGTATGGCCAGAATATTGGAAGTTAGAAGAATTAGAAAAAGTAAAAGCTTCTGCTGGTATTGCAAAATGGAATGCACAGTATATGCAAAACCCAACTGCAGAAGAAGGTGCATTATTAAAAAGAGAATGGTGGCAAGATTGGGATAAAGATTATTTACCGCCACTACAACATGTTATTCAAAGTTATGATACGGCGTTCATGAAAAAAGAAACTGCTGACTTTAGTGCAATTACAACTTGGGGAATCTTTCAAGAGAATGAAGGAGATCCACAACAAATAATTTTACTTGATGCATTAAAAGAAAGATTAGAGTTTCCTGAACTTAGAAGAATTGCAAAAGAACAGTATGATTACTGGCAACCTGAAACTGTTTTAGTTGAAGCTAAAGCTTCTGGTCTTCCATTAACTTATGAACTTAGACAAATGGGAATTCCAGTTGTAAATTTTTCTCCATCAAAAGGAAATGATAAACATTCTAGAGTTAATGCAGTTGCACCAATGTTTGAGTCTGGAATGATTTGGGCTCCTAAAGATAGAGAGTTTGCTCAAGAAGTCATTGAAGAGTGCGCTTCATTTCCATATGGAGATCATGATGACTTAGTAGATAGTACAACACAAGCATTAATGAGATTTAGACAAGGGGGCTTGATTATTCATCCAGAAGACTATAAAGATAATGACTTACCCAGAAAAAAACGAACTTATTATTGGTAAATGACATTTGTATTTAAACATCCTAGTAAGTATAGAAGACTTACAACAACTGTGCCGCCTAAATCAGGACCTACACCACAAGGCTTGAATATTGAATATAATACTGTTAAGACTATAAAATCGGAGAAAATAAATGGCAGAAATAGACAAATCACTTCCAAACGAAGTTAGAAAAGAAATTGAAATAGAAGGTCCTGAAGTAGCGGCCGAAGAAAATATAGAAATTCAAGAAGACTTACCTAATGTAGGTGAGACTGAAATTACACCATTAGCAGATGGTGGAGTAGAAATTAATTTTGAACCAGGAGCCTTCAACCAGGCTCAATCAGAAAATCACTATGACAATCTAGCAGAGTTACTACCAGAGGAAATATTGGCGCCTCTTGGTTCAGAATTATTTAATAATTATTCAGACTATAAATCTTCAAGACAAGACTGGGAACAAGCTTATGTTAAAGGTCTTGATCTTTTAGGATTCAAATACGAAGATAGAACCGAACCCTTCCAAGGTGCCGCTGGTGCAACACATCCTGTTCTAGCAGAAGCGGTCACTCAATTCCAAGCGTTGGCTTATAAAGAATTGCTCCCGGCTCAAGGACCTGTAAGAACTCAAATCGTTGGAGCAGTAACTCCTGAAAGAGAAGCTCAAGCTAATCGTGTTAAAGAATTTATGAATTATCAAATCATGGATCAGATGAAAGAGTATGAAGCTGAGTTTGATCAAATGTTATTCTATTTACCTTTAGCAGGATCTTCTTTTAAAAAAGTTTACTATGATGAATTATTAGGACGAGCTGTATCAAAGTTTGTACCTGCAGATGATTTAATCGTTCCGTACACAGCTACCTCATTAGATGATGCGGAATCGATTATGCATCGAATTAGAATTTCTGAAAATGATTTAAGAAAACAACAAGTTAATGGTTTCTATAGAGATATAGAATTAACTCCTGGTTATGCACAACAAGACGACTTGGATAAAAAAGAACACGAATTAGAAGGGACTAGACAAACAGGTCGTAATGAAGATGTCTTCACATTACTTGAATGTCATGTTAATCTAGATCTTGAGGGTTTTGAAGATCGAGGGCCCGAAGGGGAACCAACTGGAATTAAACTTCCTTATATTGTAACGATAGAAACAAACTCTCGAGAAGTATTAAGTATTCGAAGAAACTATGAAATAGGGGATCCTTTAAGACAAAAAATTTCCTATTTTGTACATTTTAAATTTTTACCTGGTTTAGGATTTTATGGATTTGGTTTAATCCATATGATTGGTGGATTATCAAGAACTGCAACATCAGCATTAAGATCATTATTAGATGCTGGAACTTTATCAAACTTACCTGCTGGATTTAAGCAAAGAGGAATCAGAATTAGAGATGATGCACAATCTATACAACCTGGTGAATTCAGGGATGTAGATGCTCCTGGTGGAAACATAAGAGATGCTTTTATGACACTTCCATTCAAAGAGCCAAGTGCAACACTTCTTCAACTTATGGGTGTCGTCGTACAGGCTGGTCAGCGTTTCGCATCTATAGCTGACATGCAAGTAGGTGAGGGAAATCAACAAGCTGCAGTGGGAACGACAGTTGCATTGCTTGAAC